TTGTCTGCTGACATTTCTAATTTAAAATCAGTAACGCCACGACCAAGCTCCCAGTCATCGATTTTTACTAAATATCCTGAAGATCTTAAACATTGACCCTCAGTAGGTTCTTGTTTGGGTTTAATGCTTACTTTTAACTGTTCCATAGTTTCTCCTTTCTACGCTAACAATCGTTCCTTTTCGGGAACGTTTTCTTCAAAAAAAATAGTTATCTTCTCCATAGGTAGGCCAAAAATCAAAGTAATCTTTGCTAATTCGTCAGCACCAATAGATACAATACCATTCTCTCGCTTCGCGTAAGGTGTACGTGTTTTCCACCCCATGCGGCGAGCTACTTCATCTTGTGTCATACCGCTTGCGATACGCTCAGCTTTCAAACGTTTCAAGTTGATTGTCATACCGTGCTCTCCTTTTTAATTTTTTAGTTCCCGTTTTGGAACGATTTTATTATAACTCCGTTTGTTCCATTTTGTCAACCCTTTTTATCAAAAAAACATCAAAAAATGTTTTTTATTGTTTCTCTTGTATATTTTCGGGAACGGTGGTATAATAGAACCATCAAGTCAGAAGAAAGGAAAAACATGAGAACTAATGATGAAATCATTTCACTTATTCAAAAGAATATAGATGAAAAAGGGTTGTCAATGAGTGAGCTTGCTAGGCGTGTAGGGATTGCAAAATCAACCATGTCAAGATACTTCAACAAGACAAGAGAGTTTCCTCTTAATAGAGCTGATGACTTTGCAAGAGCTTTGAATATCACTCCTGAGCACTTGCTAGGTATCCAAAAAGAGAGCAATGTAAACCAAGCTGAAATTATCTCAATCTATAACAAGCTAGAACAGCCAAGACAGGAAAAAGTCCTAGACTTTGCCAAGGGACAGCTTGAGGAGCAAGAGAAACCTGAGGTAGTTTCTATTTTCGATAAGCTCAAAGCCGAAGAAGATGAAAACTACATCACTGACTATGTTGAGGGATTGGTTGCTGCTGGTCGTGGTATTTTCCAAGATGACAATTTACACATGGAGGTGAGACTACGTGCTAATGATGTTCCTGAGAGTTACGATACAATAGCTAAAGTTGCTGGTGACTCTATGGAGCCTTTGATAGAAGATAATGACTTGCTCTTTATCAAGGTTACTAGTCAGGTAGACATCAACGACATTGGTATCTTCCAGGTAAATGGGAAAAACTTTGTTAAAAAACTTAAAAGAGATTATGATGGTTCCTGGTACTTACAAAGTCTAAATAATAGCTACGAGGAAATTCATTTAACAGAAAATGACGACATCCGTACAATTGGAGAGGTCGTAGATATTTATAAGGTTTAAAAAATATGTGCAATCACTGAACCACACTAAAAGCTGGGAGGTAATTTTATGAAAAAGGTTAAAGTCTTTATAGTAGGATTTTTAGCGTTGGCCGCTCTCGGTTTCGTTTTACAGGCTTTAGGATTAGCGCCTAAAACTAAAGCTCCTGAGGCGCCAAAAGTAGCCACTCAAAGCTCAAGTGCTGAGGTAAAAGAAAAAGCACCAGAGAAAACAGAGACTACTGAGGCTAGTTCTGAAAGTGACGATAAGTTGCCACGGGTCTCAGCGGATCAGATGGCTAGTTTCATTGAGTATTTTAAGCAAGATTTAACTGATAAGGGTGTAGATATTACCACTTACACTTTCCACAGCAAGGATACCATTCTCTATGTAAATGTACCTAACGAGTACAAGTACTACTCAAAAACTGATTTACAAGCCTTTGCGGATGGGTTGAAAGCAAAAGAACATGAGGCCTTTAACGTTTGGGCTGGCATCAATGGGGTTGATTTCAAATCATACCCAATGTTACACATAAAAACAGATGACGGTAACTCCCTTGTGTCTCAAAAAATGAACGGGAACATGGAAGTAAAAGTAAAATAAAAAAAGCCCCACGCTCTCAAACTTTGGCGAGTCTGAGCGTGAGGCTAGTGACAAGAAAAACTTTTTCAGAAGATAGTATCTTTTGAGAGGTTTTCTTGTACCAATTTTATCATTTTTTTGGAAATTTTGAAAGAGGTACTACTATGATGAACAGAAATAAAGTTGCTATCTATGTACGTGTTAGCACACAGGGGCAAGTTGATGAGGGCTATTCACTTGATGAACAAGTAGATTTATTGACCAATTATTGTAAATTGAAAGCATGGACTCTCTATGATGTCTACGTTGATCCAGGGATTTCTGGTAAAAATATGCACAGACCAGAGATTGAGCGATTAACTAGAGATGCCAAACATAAATTGTTTGACATTGTGCTCATTTATGACCTCAAACGGCTTGGACGCTCTCAAAAAGAAAATATTGTGCTTGTTGAGGATGTTTTCAATAAGAACGGGATTAGACTAGTCAGCTTTACAGAAAATTTTGATGCCTCTACCCCTGTTGGAAAGATGGTCTTTGGAATGTTATCAGCATATGCTGAACTTGACCGAGCAAATATTGCCGAAAGAATGATGATGGGGAAAATAGGTAGGGCAAAAGCTGGGAAAGCTATGTCTTGGGGAATGCCTCCTTTTGCTTACGATTACAACAAAGAAACAGGCAACCTAGAGCTAGATGAGGCTAAAGCTCCGATAGTTGAAATGATATTTTCTGACTATCTGAAAGGCGCTTCTATTAACAAAATTGTGCAAAAGTTGAACTCAATGGATTACAACGGAAAAGATCATGAATGGAAACATCATGCCGTTACTGTAATTTTAGAAAACCCGTCTTATTGCGGAATGACACGATACATAGATCAAATCTATGAAGCAAATCATAAACCTATAATTGATAAAGTTACCTTCGACCTTGTCCAAATAGAGCGAAAAAAGAGGTTATCTAAATATCATGATAATGATTTGGTAGGCCCATTTCAAAGAAAATATATCGGCTCAAAATTTTGCTATTGCGGGCTCTGTGGTGCAAATCTAAAATCTGAAAAGGATAAAAGAAATAAACGTACTGGTATACGCCCTATCTCATTTTACTGCCCTAACACAAGATCTAGAGGAACCAATGACTGCACAAACAAAAGATTTAGACAAGATATTTTAGAGGGATATATTTTAAAAGAAGTTGCCAAACTTCAGCAGCAACCAGAGAAATTAAGGGTAATAAAACCCAAGAAAGATGCAGAGAACGAAAGTAAACTAGATAACTATAAGAACAAAATCCGACAAAATACTTCCAAGCTGTCCAAACTAAATGAACTATACATAAACGACCTAATGCCCATCGATGAACTAAAAAAACGTTCAAAAACACTATATGATGAGAACGAATTTTTAGAAAAACAGATAGAGCAATTATCATCTACAACAAGAGAAGATGAATTACGCAATAAGATAGATACTTTTCTTGCTTTTCCAGATATACTAACCGCTGATTATGAAACACAAAAACAGGCAATAGAGATTGTGGTATCAAGGGTTGAAGTAACTAAGAATGGCATTGATATTTTTTTCAATTTTTAACCCTGTTTTGCTACCGAGTATTAAAATACATATCAATAAAACAGGTAAACTGATGACGGCCTCTGTAACTTCAGAGGCTCTTCTTTTGCCTCAATGAGAGATACTAAAATCTGTAAAATATTTCTGTTAAAACAGAAAAAAATAAAAATGTCTGTTATAAAGAAAAAAGCCCTACCAGCTATTGAGCTAGTAGGGATGAATTAAATTTTTAATTTCTGTTTTTTATTTTATCAGAGTTTCCGCTCTGTTATTTATGACAGCTCGCCCCAGAGGTCTATTCTGTTGCCTGCTTCATCTGTTTGGCCGATAGCCAAATAGTTACGATTTCCAGACTCTCCGATATATGAAATCCAGCGATAGCCGTCATTAGAGCCTTTAGAGTCATAATGGACCTTATCGCCCGGCTGATAGACCGCCACGATTTCACCTGTCAAATTAGGCTCACGGCGGACATTGATAGGGCTGTCGCCGACTGTAAAAGTTGCATCTTCTGGATAAAATGGCGCTTCGTGGTTCTCCATGACCTCAGTAACCACTTCTTTAAGCTCTTGCTTAGGTAAAGATTCGCCTATTGGACGAAAGGCTGTTGGATATAGGGTA